GGTTTACAAGTGTCTATGTCACAATTAATTGAATCTTTAATTTCTAAAAAAATTGAAGAATTAAATTTAAAAGATAAAGTAGCACAATACGATGAGCCTAAAAAAATAGTACATAAAAAGAAAAAGAAAGCGAAGAAGAAAGCGAAGAAGAAAGCGAAGAAATATAATGGCCAATTCAAAAAAGATTAAACGAGTTTATATCTGTCCCACTTGTAAAGGAAACGGATATTTAAAATTTAACACCATTTTAAGTAATGAAGAGATGATCGAACAGTGTCATGATTGTGATTCACAAGGAGAGATCTATGACTATGATGATGACTTCGAGATAGAAGGTGTGGGGATATCGATACACTAATGGTTTCTGATGTAGACAAAGCTTACATTGCGGGATTGTTTGATGGTGAAGGATCCATACATTTTAAAAGAAAACCAGAGAAAAAAAGATCAGGAACCTATGATTGTATGCGCATTAGTATGGAAATATCTATGACTGATCGTAGTGTTTTAATTTGGGTTCATGAAGTATTAGGAGTTGGAACATTAAACAAGAAACCTAGAAAAGGTAAACGAGTGGATGGTTCAAATTACTTGATGCAATACAGATGGCGTTGTACATTTAGAGATGCTTTTTATGTGTGTTGTTTGCTTTGGCCCTTTGCTCATACAAAACTACATAAAATTCAACAAGTAATAGAACATTATACTAATGAAAAAATAAATTGTGAAGTAATAGACTTAAATGGATATAAAACAATGAAAGGAAAAAACATATGAATGATATAGAAAAATATAAAAAACTACAGAATATTTTTGATTTTGTAAAAGAAGAAATAAAATTAGTAGAGGATAAGTTAGTAGACCGTGCCTTAATGAAACGCGTCAGTGATTTAGAACTTTCCATAAGGTCTATGAATACATTACTAAATTTAGAATTAAAATATTTAAAAGATTTAGTAGTCTTATCTGAAGGAGATTTACTTAGAGCTCCAAACTTTGGTAGAAAATCTTTGAATGAAGTTAAGGAAGTATTAGCTGAGTTAAATTTAAAATTAAATATGAATCGAGAAGATCTTTTAAATAAAGTTCAAGTTGATTTAGGTTTTAATACAGATAATTATGTTTGATAGAATAGTTTATAATACACTTCATTTCATTATGAAGTATGCAGGACAAATGAATTCTTGGGCATGGCGTAAACATGCTAAGATGATAGAGGACAAACGACAAAAAGAAAGAACTAAATAAAAAACTATAAAGGAGAAATATGAGAGTAAATGCAAGCGATAAGATACTAGGGATAGAAGCTAAACACCTTAGAAAATTTTTTAGAGATCACACTAGCGGTCAGTTTGATGCTAATTCAATTAAGTATTGGCCCGAATTAAAGCTAACTTCTGAAGAAAAGATTATGAAATTTTTTGAAGATATGATCAAAGAAGGATATATCAATAAAAAAGATTTCAATGGTAGAGATTTTTATGAACTAGAAAGAAAAGCAATGGCTTTGGCTAATGCTAAATTTATCAAACCTATCTCAAAAGAAAAAGCAACCGAGGTTGTTAAAGAATTACTTGAGAGAGTAGAAAAAATGAATAACACTGATTACTACATCATGAAAGTAGAATCGATCTATGTTTTTGGTAGTTATATTGATAAAGACGCTAAAGACTGTGGAGATATTGATCTAATTATCAATCTTAAATTAAAAGACGGAATCAATTATGATGAATCTGTTAAGATATCTCAAGAACGTTGCCCCCATGCTTCTAATTTTTTACAAAGGATTAGTTATGCAACTTATCAAGAACCTTTAAGGTTTTTAAAGAATAGAAATAGATATCTATCCTTTAGTGCTGATGATAAAAATAATTTTAAATGTGAGAAGATCTATGGCTAAAGAAAAATTTGACGGTAAATCAAGACCCTCTAACGATTTATATCGTAAAAGATTTGATGAGATATTTGGTAAGAAAGAAAAAATATATCCTGAAAATGCTTTTTCAAGAGGTATAAGAAAACAAATGAAGAGAAGAGAAAAAACCCTTCATGAAGAACTTATGGAAGGTTTTAGAAAAGAACAGAAAGAACTGACAAATGAAGAAGAGTAATAAATTCAACTATATAGAAGGAAAACAGATCACGAACCCTGATACAGGAAAAAGGGTTTATGAGATAAGTAATTATAGACTTCCGTCTGTTACTACTATATTAGGGGCCACCAAAAACACAGATTTTTTAACCAAATGGAAGGCCAAAGTTGGAGAACAAGAAGCAGACAGAATCAAGAATCATAGTTCAAGTCGCGGGACTGCCATGCACAAGTTCCTCGAATCTTATGTGGAAGGAGTTGGCTATGATGATCTTACAGGGATTGGACAGGAGGCGCGTCCCATGGCCCAAAAAATTATTGAGATGGGTTTATCGAATGTTTCGGAATATTACGGCTCGGAAGTCACGTTGTTTTATCCTGGGTTGTACGCTGGGTCTACTGATCTCGTTTGTAATTACAAGGGCCTTGATACTATAATCGACTTTAAACAATCGAATAGACCGAAGAAAGAGGAGTGGATCGAGGATTATTATCTTCAAATTGCAGCCTATTGCATGGCCCATGATTATGTATACAAGAGTAATATCCGTCAAGGAATGATTATGGTGTGTACGCCAGACTTATTTTATCAGGAATTTGGGTTCACGGATCATGAACTACGGACATGGAAACATAAGTTCTTGAAACGACTAGACATGTACCATGAACTGATGAACGATGAGAAAGAAAAAGTGGCACCAATGAAAGCAGAAGAATTTGAAAACTAATTACAGAATAGGACGGAGAAATCATAACGGGGACAGTGGTAGGTTCTTGGCAGAAATGTCGGCGTTGGTTCGGGTCTCTAGCTCCTTACATATTCATCCCGTTAAACCAACAACTACCACACAAAAATGAAAGGAGAACCATGGATCAAGAACCCGCGGCTAGGACAAAAGCAAAACTAGAAAAAACAAAAGGTAGACACAGAGCTAAAATTGAAATCTTAACTGAGATTTTAAATTGGATTGAACTTGGCAAAAGTCATGAAGAAATGCATGAACATTGTGGTCTTAGTTTAGAGTATCATCGTATGCAAGTAGATATTCTAAAAGAACAAATAAGAGGTTTATTTAAGGAAGAGAAATATATGGAGGATAATTTATAATGAATGGCATCCATCGACAAAATTAATAGAAGAATATAATAAGAAATCAAAATAGTTTAGAATTATTATAAACTGTAACTTAGAATTGTTCTAAGGTACAGTCTTACCCGCTCACGGATCACGGGTATATATGTCCTAATAATGTTTTAAATATGTTATAAATAAGGCATAGACAATACATAAGAGATGTCACAGATAAATGAGAGACGTTTAAAAAAAACACGAAAAAAAAGTGTCAAAGTGTCAGAATGAGCTATAAGTGTTGGTATACAACAATAATACGTGACAAAATTAGTGACAGAAACTGTTTTAGTGACAGAAATTTATGTCATTTATAGGTCTTTTTAAGCAAAAGGTTAGTTCAAAATTAGTACAGTGGTGCCGCTCAGGACAAATAAATGGAAAAATTGTTAAGTGATTTATCTGGTACATCTCTTATAGGGATGATATAGGGGGATATGCCTAGGAAAAGACGTAAAGCTATCAACACTGAAACAACTCCTGATATACCTTTTCAAAAAGTCAGAGTGGAGTGGGTCGACTGCGTAAGTGACTCGGCTTGGGCTACAGAAAAAGAGTTTGATAAGATGAAACTTGCCTTTCCTGTTAATGAGGGTTGGCTGTACTCAAAGGATGATAAATCAATTAAGATGTTTGCCTCTTATGATAAAGATGAAGATGGTATTACTTTTGGGGATCGAACGATGATTCCTCGTCATTGGGTGAAGAAGATTCAGAAGATATAATTTCACCCTCTATTTGTTTTGCATTTAATATTGGTGCATAATCTTCTAATATTTGTTTCATTTTTGCTTCTAATTCTTTCTCAGATAAGTCTTCCAACTTACCTGTCTTGATAATTTTTCTGTCTATATATAATCCTGCCGCTTTACCTCTAGCTATTTCCATATTACCCGCAGTTGAAAAGGATCCTTTTTTAAGGGCCTTCTCTTTAATACGATCTAGCTCTGCCAGGTGTCCATCAAATGTTACCATAAATTTCTGTATCTTTTCTTCTCTTAATTTGCCTATATACTCTACAACTAATGGATGAAATTTAGGATGTGTTAGTTCATAGCCTTCTTGACTAGCTCTGTTGGGGCTAAAACCCGCTAATTTTGCCGCTTCAGTTTTTGTAACTGGTTTACCATCCTTGTCACCAAAGACTAGTATCTCAGCAAACTTTCTTTGTAATTCTGTCAATCTTTTTGGTACGCCCATATTTGACAATTTAAGTCAATTATCCTATAAAGTCAATAATGAAAGAGAAACGTACTTACACACATTTAAAAGAACACGGGGAAGATATGACCCATGAGAATGAGTTTAAAATAGATATACCTGAAGAAAGGGGTACTCTGGATTTAACTAGACAGATTGATGAACTTAGACAGACTATCAAAGGCTATGAGTTTCTTCTAGATGCTTTGAAAAAAGAAATTTTTGAATTTAAAAAAATATCATCTGAGAATGAAATGAATAAAAATCTCTTGCAAGGATATAAAAAAGTGATAGAGGATTTGTCAGCTAAGTTAAGACAAAAAGATTCATGAGAGTACAAGACTTGCAGTTGTTTCTAAGCAACTTTACGAAAGGGTCGGATGCAGTTAAGAATGCAGTCATCTACGTAGAGATCAAAGGAAAGCTACACGCTATCAGAAGAATGGAAGTACATGAAAATGCTACTCCAATTATTGGTCAGCCAGGTCATAGTGCACACAGATTAGTTTTAAAAACTGAAAAACCTTCGAGTCTTATCTTACCAGATAAACTTCAGAAGGATTATTAATGCACTTGTGGGCCCAGAAACTAAACTATATAAAAAACTTAAAACTGCCTCAAAGGATATCATTTGGACTAGGTTGGAAAACCTTAGCCTACTTGGTACTCCCGATCTATTGGGCTATAATAATCATTGGCACTTTTTCACTGTAGAATTAAAAGTAGCAAACGGTAATAAGGCTCGCCTGTCCCCTCATCAAGTATCGTTTCACGCCCGCCATCCTAAGAATTCTTTTGTGCTTGTGGAGTGGAAGAAGAAGTGTTTATTGTTCGAGGGTCATCAATCGCTTGCGCTTGTTGATTCTTCGTTGTCTTCGCTTGAGCCTGTAACTTCCTCGCTTGAGGATTCAGTATCTTTTTTATCATCGCTTGGTGCTTGAGACTTTTGTTTCTTATAATAGTTTGGATGTTTAAATACGTGGGTCACTTAATTTCAAATTCAAATGGTTTAACTTCATCCCCATTATCATATCTTTCAGCAAACTTCGAGCATAATTCTAGATCAGTTATTGATTCATCACTAATGACTTCTTCATAATCATTTTCTGGATCGGTCACTGAAATATAAAAACTTTCGTGAAACATTTTACTTGCATAGTCTGGACTACCCATCCAACCAACTGATACAAGCTTGTCTGGAAACTTCTCCTGTATCGCGCATGAGATTGGACAACACTCTTTTGCATTTACACCTTTACTGAATAGCTTGGGTGCTAGGTCTATATGTTTTTGTTTTACTTCTATTTTCATTCTTCTATCTCCTCTATTTCATCTACTGTTAATGCATCACCATTTTCAAAACGCTCATCATCCCAATCATTTATATAAGTATTTAATGCTTTTTCTTCTGCTTGTTTTTCATTGTCTGCCTCAACTTCTATTTCATATGTTGCATAAATAGTTTGACTTGCTACAATTTTATATTTTTTCTTCTTCATTACTTTCCTCTTCTGTTGTTTTATAATCTTGCAACCATTCATTTATTGTAATTCCAATATGTTCTGGAAAATCAGTAATAGTATGATCGTACCAAGTACCATCTGGTCGTTCTACAATTGCCGTAATTGACCAATCAGTTATTTTATGTTTTGGCATTTATTTACTCGCTTTCTTTTTAAAGTATCCTATTTTTTCTAAATATTCATAAGCGTCATCCATAGTCGATCTAAAATGTTCAGTTCTATATTCGCTTGGTGTGTCTTCATCTGCTTGACAACACATACCCGCTAGATGATCCGATAATGTTTTAACTTTATTCTCTAAATCTTCTATTTGTTTTATGTTTTCTAGTCCTTCGTTCATATTATCCCTTCTGCTCGCTCGCTTGT